CACCCCCGAAAACTGAATTGTCTTGGCTTCCGTGTCGGGGCAATTATCCACATCGAACTTCCACAACCCCGGATAATCCCTTTCCATGTTGTAGATAAGGACTTGCACAAATTCCTTGATTGTATAGGTCAAGTCAAACGTGCTTTTGTCGCTCTTGCCGTACTTGTCGCAATTGCGGTAGATTGTTTTCATAAGGTCGTACATCACGCCATAGAAAACAGGCTCATAGTTGTAGTAACCCTCCGAAACAACCTCACGGGTCGTTGTGGCTCTGATACTATATTCCTTGCCACCAACTGTTATCTTATCACCTTTGGCGAATGACAACCAATTGGCAGAAACGATTTTGAGCGAAATGTAATCATCACCCATTAAGGAACTTGTGAGCGTAGCCTCTTTGACGAAACAAAACGGCTCGTTGGTGTTGAGCTGTATTGTTTCGCCATTGCGCTTTGTTATTTGAGTAATTCCCATACTACAATATCGTTTGTTTCAAAACTTTCAATATCTTCAATCACGCCAGCAACAATGATGTCATACTCGCCAGCAAGTGTGTAGGTGTGTTCTACGGTTGTTTCGTTGCCACTCACATTGAATGTGTGCGTTCCGTCCCCCCAATAGATGTTGAGCAACTTTGTGGATGTAACCTTTATTGTTGTCTTGGAGTTGTCGCTTGCCGATATGTGGCGCAACACTCGCTTTACGGGTTCATCTTCTATGAGTTTCATCTTAAACGTGCCGACCATAAGCTCATTGTTGTACTGCCCCCATGTCTTTGTCATGTCGGTTTCATCGTACAAACCAACCTCATAGACCAATGGCTTTGCCTTTCCGTCATACTCCACGGTCAAACGGTGCGTACCGTCACCATCGAACAATGACATAAAGCGGTTAGTCCATTCCACAAATGCGCTGCGACCACTCGCCTCAAGGAAACAGTCAAGCGTAATGGTGCGTTCCTTGTAACGCTTTCTGTTCCTGTCACGCACAATGCCGTGGTAGTTGTCCCAATCCACTTGCAATGCGTCTTTCTGTGCAAGCCGACCGACCAAGCCAGTAGAGCCAGAAACATACACGCCATAGTCCTTGAAATTCACACCGTCAATGTAGTATTCCACATCGTTGTCAGCCTGTGCCTCCAACAGGTCTTTTTCGGTCTTTGCCACGTTGTACACTTTCACCTCGTCAATGATTGCAATCGTTGTCAGCAATTCATCCGTGCAAAGGCTCAAACCCTGTGGCGTTCCACCAAGAGAGGCGGTATAGACACACTCGGAATCAAGGTACACTCTGAATGTGTCGCTGTCACGCACAAAGGCGATAAAGTACCATTGGTTAGGCACAACATCAATCCACTTTTCACGATAGTTATCTACACCAAGTAAATTCACCACCCAACCGATACGGCTTTGTGTTGTCATTATGTAGGCAGACAACGTGAAGTTTCCGCTAAAAGGAATGGCTTTGGTTGTCAGACACTCACCGCCATTCAAAGCAAGTGCCTTGCCTGTCTTGGCGGTCTTGGTAAATGCTGCACCGTCTGAAAGTGTCGCATCAGCACGGCTTGCCGAATAGTCGTAAGCCTTATTGCCATCGGGGTCGTCAAATGGCAAGTAAAGTATCAAGTTCTTATCTACCATATCAGTATGTAGTTTTATTGTTATAGTTCACAATCACACAGCTTGGCTTTTCACCGTCCACAAAGTCTATTTGGGCGTTGCTGCCATACACATTGAGGATAACGCTTGCATCATCACCAACCACAGACAGGTGTAACTTGGCATGGTCGAACACATCTATTGTCAAAATGGCATGGTCTGAAACATTTACGGCTATCTCGCTTGTGTGGCGTACATACAGGCGTGAAACGCTATACTCGCCATACTCCAACATACCCCTACAAGCACCATTAAGCACCAAATCAGCCTTGTTTGCGAGTGTGGGCATATCTTCATCAATATAGACACCGTAAGGCTCGCTGTTGCCCTTAAAATGCGTCCTAAGAAAGTCAAGCGTGGGGTAATCCTCACAAATGCAAAAGTCAATGCCCTTGATGTAGAGCTTTACCAATGCCTCTGTGTCTAAGTTGCCTCTCAATTTCATCTGCCAAAGGCGGCACAGACCTTTCTCTGTGCCATCCTTCCTAAGTTGTTCTACCAGTTCCATATTACGAAATGCCTTGTGATAGTAATGAATTGTCCTTTGTTTCTATGCGTTTAAGCGTGCTTTCAATGTTTTGCAGTCGTTCAGCCGACAAAGCCGTGTTTCTCGCTATCTCCGACTGTTGTAACAACTGTTCACGCATTATGCTTGTCTGTTCACCTTGGTTAATGATGAAAGCGTTGAGCCTACCAGCAATCACACCGCCTGTTTCCTCACTCATTGAGGTAACGGCTCCCGTCAGTGGGTCGCTTGTCGCATCATCAACATCTTTTATCCAATCGCCCACAGCTTCCAAGCCTTGCTTGAATTTCTCGCCCGCTGCGTTGGCTTGGCGTTCAAACTCTTTCTTTTCCTCGTCTGTCAAAACTCCATCTTCCATCGCCTTGCCCAAGTATTCAACCGCATCATTGATACCCTTTGCAAGGAAATTTCGTTTGAGAGCCTCGACAACAGCGTTTTTAAGCACTTTCTTTGTCGTTTCACCAAGTGCCTCCGCTGCATCCTCACCAGCACAGTACGCATCAACAATCGCATCCGCAAATTCATCAATGGCACTCTTTACATCAGTGCCAGCGAATGTTTCCATCATCTGTTGGTCTAAATCCTCGATTTGCTGATTTATTTCCTCAATCTGATTTTCCCATTCTTTGATTTTGTTGTTGTCGGTTTTCTTTTTGCTCTTTTCTGCCTGTATCTGTTGGCGCATAAGTTCCTGTTGCTCTCGCAATGATTCCTTTTGCGATTGCCACAGAGTAAGCATATCACCGCCCTCTTTTGCTTTGTTAAGTTGCGCATTGAGCTGCTTTATCTGTGTAGTCAGCTTGGCATACTGTGCGAAGTCCCACGCTTTCTTTGCTACCTCACGTTGTTTCTCCAACGCTGCGATTTGGTCTTTAATAGCCTGTATGTTCTTTTCGTAGCCTTGGCGTTCCTCATCATTGAATACCCAATATGTATTGTTGAAAGCTCGCTCCAAACGTGAGTAGGCTGTTTGCAAGTTGTCTATCTGCTTTTGTAGGTTCTGTATTCGCTTTTCGTACTTTTTATCGTGCAACTTAGCGAATATGCCAACCACAGAAGTAACAGAGGAAACCATGCCTGTTATACCACCCAATATGTCACCGCTCATAAACTTGCCGACAGAAGCAGCGGCATTGCCCAACTGCCCCATGAGGTCTATTGCAGTCCCCAATCCGTCAGCTACACCATCCATGCCCAACGCATCAAACATTGATTGCAAGGACGAGGCGCAATCCGTGCTTATGCTCGTTACTTTCTGAATGGAGTTGGTAATGCCTTGTGCTGCCGACTTGACATCTTTCTTGGCTTCATCAACACTCTCTTTTGTTCCTTTGCCGCTTGCAAGGTCTGCCTCGGCTTTCCTTAGTTTCTTCTTAGCTGTCAGATAATCATTGAAGAACGTGCCAAGTGCCTTGAACGGGTTAAGTTCTTGAATACGGTTCTTGGCTTGGTTCAGACTATCAATAACAGCCTTGTAATCAACAGGGCTTAGTTTGAGGTTGCCAGCATTGAGTTGCGTCTGTATGTCGCTTATCAGCTCTTGTAATTGAGCGACAGTAAGCGTGTCAATGTCTGTAAAGAGGTTCTTCCAACTTTCAGATTGTTGTAAGAATGACATATTGAGTGCCGACAATGCCTCTTGCTCCGCTTTATTGATTTGTGCCAGACGCTCCGCATCGCCCATTTTCTCGGCTTGGGTGCGAAGTAAAGCGTACTGTGTGGTGATAGACTGCCTTTGTTCCTCAAAGGTGCGGTAATCATCAAGCACGGTCTTTTGCAGTTCCTTTTGCAAGTCTGCATCCTGTTGTGACAGGACAAGGCTTGCCTCGGCTCTTTCGTCTGTGCTGACAATACCGCTTTCTCCATTCTCCAGCTTGGCTTTGGCTTTTGCTACGGCTTCAATCTTTTCTGCAAGGGTTTGGCACTGACCGATAGAATCACTAACTTGCTGCTTGAACTTTTCAAGTGCTGTTTTTTCACCGTTCAACTCGTCACGTTGGGTTGTTAGCGAGATAAGATAATTACCCTCACCCTCGGTTAGCTTAGTGCCACCATTCCGCTTTTCTTCAAGTTTGGCAATTTCATTTTCAACATATTGCTTGTATGAATTACCATCAGTCAGCAACTTTTCAAATTGCTTGTCGGCTACTTCCTTGCCCATATTCTGCACCCAACGGAAATATAGCTGATACTGCTTTTTCTTGTAATCAAGTTCACCCTCAAACAGCTTGTTCTGTGATTGGGTGTAACTTGTATTTTCAAGATTGCGCCTTTCTTGGAAATTCGCCTTTTCACTAACAGTAAGACCGCCTTTGCCAGCTTTCTTACGAGCTTCTGCGAGTTCCTTTTCTTCTTTGTCTATCTGTTGGAGAGATTGCTTGTGTTGCAATTCGAGTTGTGCCTTGCGTTTCTCGTAGCCTTCCTCCATGACTGCAATTCTCGCTTCTTCAAGTCGCTTTTCCGCTTCAAGTTGCTTTTGTTTCAGACTTTCTGCATTACGTTGTGCGTCATTTGCACCGCTGTGACTACGACCACCGACACCACTTCTTTTCTTGCCTTTACCCGTAGCATTGTCTAAGCGTGTCTGTAACTTTGTTATCTGATTGTTGTAATCTTTCCAAGCCTTGCTGCCAAGTTGTGCCTCACCCCTAAGCTGTTTTAGCTTTTGAATTTCTGCACTAATACCACTTTCTGTATTGAGGTCATTTTGATGCTTGGCAATTTCGTCATTTACCGCTTTCAACAAGGAAAGCGCATTTTCAAAGCCATAGGTCTTGCAATCAATCGTTACTTCTTTTCCATCCAGCTTGCTTGCAATATCGTGGAGTTCATCAAGACTAAGTGTTGCAACATTAACCTTTGGTGCAGTATCTTGTGCATTATCGCCCATTCGCTTATAAGAATCAGCAGCTTTATTTGCCGCATCTGTTTGACTTTCAAATGCTTCTCTTGCCTTTATTGCTTGGTCTATTATACCGCCATCACCAGAAAATACATCTTTGAATGTGTCCGTAAGCCAATCGTACTTGGTTATAAATTTAGCATGGTCTTCATCAACCCCCGCATCTTTCAGAATATCGGTTATTTGCTGCCTAAGTTGTTCTTTAGCTTCTGCCTTTTTTGCATCATCAAGTTTCACCATCTTAGGCAAGGCATCTTCTATAACTTGGTTAATTTGCGTGGCAAGAGGTGTGGCAATTTCTTGAATATCCTTACTGTCACTACTCCAGCCCATACCTAATATGTCACTCCAATTATAATGATGTGCCTCTTTTAACTCTTCAAGCGTGGTCTTGTGCAAATTATCCAAGGCGTTTGCATATCCTTCTTTGGTATCGTCAAGCGCATTTGCACGGGCAGTTTCAGCATTGTTTGCTTTTATCGCATCAGTAAGACGCTTATAAGCCTCTGTTATATCATTAACGCTTGCGTTATTGTCAAGTGTCGCTAAGTTGTGCTCTTTTAGCTTCTCATTCAGTTCATCAAATGCTTTCTTATATGCACCTGTTCCCTTTGTTGTGTTCATAAGTACGGAATGAAGCACCTCCAAGTTTGCAAGCTGTTTTTCGCCCGTGTCACCAAACTTATTCATACTTTCTGTTGCATCATCTGTACTATCGCTAAACATAGTAAAGGCACTATACACAAGACCAACAAGGGTAAGGATTGCACCGAATGGATTTGCAGCCATTGTAGCCCAAAGAGCTTTTAAGCCAGCCATTAGCTTTCCTGTCGCAACGGAAAGAATATTTGTCGCTGCCGTCTGTGCTGCCTTTGCGCCTGTATCGGCAATAGATGCCGTTCTTGCTTGTTGTGTTGCTAATGTTTCAAGTTGCTTCTTCTTGGTGTAAAAGTCAGTCTGTGCAGAAAGAGCCGCCTTTCTTGCTGCGGATTGGGTATCTGTTGCCGCCTCAAGTTTCTTTTGTGCGCTTGCTATGGCGGTTGCATCACCAGACTGTTGCGCCCAATACACCTCGTATCTTGCTGCTTCTGTTGCTTGTGTAGCTGCTATGGCTTTGGCTTTTGCAGCTTCCACACTACGAGCTGCCGCCTTTACATCAGAGCGCATAGCTTCAATCGTTTGTGTTTGGTTCGCCATTTTAGCCTGTGCCTCTTGAACGATTGCTGCTCTATAAACCGCACTCTTTGCTGTAAGGTTCTGCTTTGACAAAGCCAAGCGTTGTTCTGCTGTCATAACGCCCATAGCAGCCGCCTCATATCCGCTGCTTGAAGCGGTTAAATTGAGGTTGGCAAGATATTCTTGCTGTTGTGCTGTCAGTAGGCTCTGAATGGCTGCTATGCGCATTTGTTTCACTACCGCAGACTGTTCTTCGGCTGTCAGTGTTGTTACAAGTGCATCATAATTGGCTTTCTCGGCTGCTGCCATAGCCTTTTTTTGATTTGACACCTCGCCTGTCAGTATGGCTTCGGCTTTCATCAGTGCAAGTTTGGCAGTCCGTGCCGCATTATCAAGTACGGCGATTCCTGTGTAGCCCTTGGTGGCTACACTTGCAAGAATGGTGGCTGCTTTGACGGAACCATAGGCGATAGCAACTGATTTGAGTATGCGCACAACATCATCCATGTGTTCTACAAGGTAGGTTGCACTTTGTATTCCAGCCGACAAAGCCCCCTCGGATTTCTCGCCTAAACTATTGAGCGCACTATCCCATGCGTCTTGTAAGTTGGAAATCTGTCCTGTCAGTGAAGAACTTTGTTTCTCCATGAGCTGATAGAATTGACCGCCAGCATTAGTCATTTTGTTAAGGACTTCCTCAACATCTGGGAAGCCAATCTTTCCAGCCGAAACCATTTCGTCAATGCCCTTGGCTGTTGTATGGTACTTTTCGGCAAGCTCTTGCACAAGTGGAATACCTCTACCCGTGAACTGCCTTACATCTTGGGCGTACAAACGACCTTGTACCATTGTAGTACCATACAGATATATTATATCATTAAGCGGAATGGAAAGACCACTTGCAATGTTACCAAGGCGCACAAGCGTATCATTCACCTTTTCGGCACTGACGCCATAAGCCAAGAGTTGTTTTGCACCCTCTGCTACGCCCATGAGGTCGTAAGGCGTTTTTGCAGCCGTATTAACCATCTGTTGCATAAAGGCAGTGGCTTTTTCCTCACTGTGTAACATTGTACCAAAGGCAATCTCTAACTGTTGGAACTGACCTCTAACGGACACAATGCTACTGACAAGGTTATTCATACCCTGTCCCACAAGATAGTAGGTTATATATTGCCCCGCTCTCTGCGCCATTTGCTGAAAGGATTCCTCAACCTCTGCGGCTTCCTGTGCTGCCGTATTGGAAAAGTCCTTAATGTGTCGTTCCATAGCCTGTGCCGACACATTGAAATCATCTATGTCAAGGGTAGCCTTAAAAGCCAATCCACCGCCTATATTTTCCATTTAGATAATTCCTTTGATATAGTTCTTAATATCTTCTTTTGTTTTTAGTTCGTGACGTTCAATCTTGCTTTCATCAATAACATTGCCGTCTTCATCAGTAGGCAAGTCCTTTGAACGTGGTGCATCTGCAATCATCAGTTGCACATTGAGCCACGAAATGCCCCAAAGCAAGTAATCATAAGACCACCCATAACTACGCATGAGTTCGCCACGACTACCCCAAGGACTATTAAGTCCTGTTACTCTATCCGCTGCGCTTCGGGTTCGGTTTTCGGTTTGGTCGTTCCTACTTCCCGTATCAATCGAATAGAGCTGGTAAAACCCGATGGGTTCATCATCTGACTAATAACGGCTGCGAGCTTGCGCAAACGCTCTACTGTAAGATGTTCAATGAAGAACTTGGTTAGCTCTTTTACCGCCTTGCTGTCTTTGTCGGCAACGGAGGGGTTGTTGAGAACCGCAACGGCTGCAATCTCTGCCATCTGCTTTATATACTTGAATAGTCGCTTGCTTTCCTGTATCGGCTGTTCCTGTATGGTCTTTTCATCATACTCAATGCCTATATACATCTGGCGCAATCGGTCTATTGTTCCGAGATACAGAGGCTTTATGTTGAAATGGCGCATATACACTTCTTTCATGCGTTCAGTTTCAACATCTGGTATCTCCACAACCGACACATTCCAACTTTTAGGAATACGCTTGTCGTGCCAAACCTTTGTGCGTTTTGGAAATGTACGTTTAAGGAAATTGTACCATTTTGACGGCTTTACTGGGTAAATCTTCAATGGCACAGAGAACTTGCAACCCATTTGCAATAGGGCTTGCAATGCCTTTTCCTCTAAATCCAAACGCTGCTCTCTTGTCAGTTCTTTCTGTTCTTGATTGTCTTCCATATCGTTGTAAAGTAAACAAGCCCCCTAACCATTTTAGGGAAAGGAGGCTTGAATTGGTAAGTTGTTATTACGAGGTTATCCCGCCTTTGTCGGGTCTTTTATAGTTTCATCAACCGTTAGCTGGTCTTGGAACTTGATTTTCATCGGCAAAAGGCAGATACCCTTTGAAGAATAGGTAATCTCAAAAGAGGGAACGATACAAGCGTTAGGACAGCCCACAAACAATCCCTCCTCTGGCTGAAGCCATATTGCCCACTCCTTGTAAACAGGCTTGCGTGGACGCAACCATTTACGCTTTGGCTTAGTGCCTGTTACTGTACCACCGAAATAGCGAGCCATAAGCTCCATGTCGGGGTCCATAAGCGTAAGTTCAACCGTGGTGACATAATCACCCATAAGTGTAATGCGCTTGTTTGATGTTTCAGACTTGTGTTCCGTTGTTTCTACATCATCGTCTTTCAAGGTGCAAGTGTCTTGGTACACATCACCTAAATCAAGCCAAGCATTACCATTGGCGGGCATTGCTCCCGCTGTTTCGCTTGCTGGGGCTACATAGATTTTCTTCAAGCCCATAGTCGAAAGTATTGGCATAACTTATTAAATTTAATTGTTTGACTTCTTTTCTCTAACAACAATATCCAAAGAGAACGACACAAAATGCTCGTTGTGGTTTGGCTCTTTCATTGGTGGGTTTATTAAACCAATATTCCAATTGTAACCGCAACCATGCTCATAATGGTTTTGCAGTATTTCCATAGCAGCCTTGCGCAACTCTATGAGCCTTGCAAAGTTGGTATGAAAAAGAGCCTTTCCACACCCAACGCCTTGCGGAATGTCTGGCACATGAATATTGACATTGATACTACCATTACGCACAGACCCCTCACCCTCAATAGACCTTGGCACTATAATAATGCCCTCCTTGGAGTAGTCCTTTCGTTGGTAGTCGGGATTTTCCGCATAGTCGGTATTCACCCCCATGCCTTCAATCAGCATTTGGCGTACCTTGATTGCTATTTCTTCTGTCGTTATCATAATACATTGCCAAATAATTCATCTGCTTTTCTTTTCGCTTTATCCATGAGCTTTTGCATCGCCTTTGGAAAATCTGTCTTTGCTTTGAGTTCTGCGGGCAGAATGACATTGTAACCTCTTGCCTCCACATAAGCAGCATAGTTCATTCCAGCGACAATGATAAGTGAGAAAGAGTTTGAAAGCGTTTCTGCCATTTTCATAGCCACTTTCAGCGCATTGTCTGCGCCCTCTCCCTGTTGGACTGCACCACCAAAGTCAATGATTTCACCATTGCGCACCACTGCGTAGCCTATTGAGTTGGTTAGGTTGCCTGTTCGGTCGGTGTAATTATGCTTATCCTTTGCGTACTTGGTGAGTTCTTCACCTAAGTATTTCAATAGGAAAATGGCGGCTTCTTCCAATCGTTCTTGGAACTTTCGGACTTGTGCGCCTATTGCATCATCACCAAACATCGGAGTTATCCCCATATCTCAATATATTTGCGGTTCATATCATCAATGCCCAACACGGAAAATTCGTCAATCGTTCCGCTTTCGCTTGTTACTCGCACGGTGCATCCGATAGCCAACTCACCATTGAAGTATTTAGGGATAAACACATCATAGTTGTAGGCGTATGTCTGTCCGTCCGTGCCAACGACTTGCTTTGCGGGGATTGATTTGTCAATCTGACATTCACAGCCTTTCAAAAAGGGTGTATCGTCAGCACTGACAACAAAGCCTGTTGTCGGGTCTGTCTGCACGTTCCCAATCGGCTTGTATTCAAAAGTTCCGTTTATTCTCATAGTTACCACAGATTAGAGCCGTCAGTAATTGTTGGCACTTCATCGAAATTCTCCAAGTCCAAACCGTTCTCACTGCAAATAGCCTTGATGCGCTTTCGCAACATATCCACGTTGTAGCCTTGTGAGGATTTTCCGAGGCTATCGCTACTAAGCACAACCATTTGGGATAACACCTTTACGGCTGCTTGTGCGACAATCCTTTTATCCGTTGTGGGGTCGTAGGGCGTTTCTGTGTCGCTTACTCCAACATCGGATAAGGCTTTCACCATAGACAGCTTGCTTGGCACATAAGGCTCAATTTCAGCGGTCAGTGCTTGGAATTTCGTTAGTTCCATATACTGTTACTCTGTTATGTTGTTGTCATTCTCGTTAAGGTATTCGGCAAGTTTTTGTGCCTGTTCCTCTGTCAGCTTGCCGAGAGCGTTTGCAACACCACGTTCTTTCACGTTGGATGCAAGGCTTACACCGATAAGTGTAAGACCCTCTTTCAGCGTTTCAAGCTGATAGGCAGTGCCATTGAATACAACAGAGCCTTTTGTAATGTTTGCATCATCTTTGGGTGCATTATCATCATTAGCGTTGTTGTCATTCTCGTTAGGCGCATCTGACAGGGAAACAATGGCGCAAAAGCCACCGCCAACAAGGGCGTTGATACGCTCCACATCAGCAGAGTGTATCAATTCGCCTTTGTCCATAACCTTGTCTTCCACCTTGCCGTGAAATGGTTTGATAACTTTCAGTTCCATACACGAAAGGTTTAGAGTGAAACAAGGGTAGAGTTTGCATCGTATGCTGACTTGGTGATATAGTAAGGCACAACATCGT